GTAGTTGAAGAAGGTAAAACTTCAGATGATGAGCTTAAAATAATTCCTGATGCAAAAGTGTTCGTGCAAAAGAATCGCAATGGGCAATGGGAAGGGTCGTTTAACTTTTGGTTTAGTCAAAAAACTTTATGTTATAGAGAAGCGCCATGACAATAAATGATTTTATAAAAGAATGTAAAAAGCTGTTTGGAGATGATATACAATATAAAGCTGTATCTAAAGATGGACAAGTATTTAAAACGAAAGGATGGAGAGATGATGTTAAAGTGGAATTTGACAAAAGACAATTTAGAGAATTTAATTCACAAATTAAAAGAACTAGATTTTAGTAAACGTTTTAGAGTTACAGTTACAGATGCAAAACTTAATCGTAGCTTAGAACAAAATGAACGTCTATGGGAATTATATACAAGCATAGGTAATCATTTAGGTATTGAAAAAGATAAGATACATGAATTAATGGGTTATAAATTTTTACGTTATCAAACAGAGATAGCTGGAATTCCTGTTGAGCTTATAAAGTCAACGACAAAGTTGACGGTTTCGGAAATGACAGACTATCAACATCAAATTGAAGTATGGGCCCAGACTATGGGTTGGGGTTGGGATTATTAACTTAGGAGAGAGTTATGAATGATTTATTTGAAGTGCAAGAAAAAACAACAGTAATTACTAAAAAGACAAAGTTTGACAAAACAGAACGTAATAATTATATATGTAAAATGTATGACATTAGTTTTGATGAAATTGTTGATGAGTTTATGGTTAACTTTGAAACAGATTTTGATTGGAATATAGGATTAATTGTAGGTCAAAGTGGAACAGGTAAAACTACAATAGCAAAAGAAAAGTTTAAAGATTTTTATTTATTTAAAGAACATAAATGGGATGAAACAAAATCAATTGTAGATAACTTTGATTCAAGTATATCAAATGAAAAGATCATTGAGTCACTTACAAAAGTAGGTTTCTCAAGCCCATTAAATTGGTTAAAACCATATCATTTATTATCTAATGGTCAAAAAATGCGAGTAGATTTAGCACGTTTACTTTTAGAGAAAAATGAAACAGTTATATTTGACGAGTTCACTAGCGTTGTTGATAGAGACGTTGCTAAAGTCACTTCACTAGCTGTTAGTAACTTTATCAGAAAGAATAACTATAAATTTATTGCTGTATCATGTCATAGTGATATTATTGAATGGCTACAACCTGATTGGATATTTGATACTAATGCTAAGAACTTCACCAGGGGGTTACTTTGGCAACGACCTGAACTTACATTCCAGCTCAGAACAGCGTCAGTTGACGAATGGAAATCATTTGCTAACTATCACTATCTAACACATGATATACTACGTGGTAGTCATTGCTATGCTTTAGACTATAAAGGATTTCCTATAGCGTTTGCAGCAATTACACATTTTCCACATCCTAAATGTTGTAACTTTAAAAAAATACATAGAATGGTAGTATTACCAGACTTTCAAGGAATTGGTATAGGAAAAAAGTTTTTAAATGCTGTATCTGAGATATACTATAAGCAAGACTTTAGAGTATTATTAACAACTGGTGCATTAAGTTTTATTCACAGCTTACAAAGAGAGAAAGATTGGAAGCTTACAAGAAAGTTAGGTAAAGTTGGTGAAAGTAAAGGCATTCTTAAAGGATCAACATCTAAGAACAGAGAGACAGCTAGTTTTGAATACAAAGATTGTCCTTCAAGAACTATGAATCAACCTGTTGTAGAAGTAAATAACATTCCTAATCACGACTTATTTTAAATGTAAATTATTATGCAAAATAGATTAAATTCATTTATTGAATCAATAGCAAATGTTACTATAGGATTTTTTATTAATTTTATTGCTAATATATATATACTTCCATTATTTGGATTTAATATTACTATTAATCAATCAATTCATATTGGTCTTATATTTACACTAATATCTATTGTTAGAAGTTACTTAATAAGAAGATGGTTTAATAAAGTTATTATTAAATTATTTAATAATTAATGAATTACAGAAACGCTAAATTACTTAAACTAGCAGATGGTGCATCATGTATGATGTGTTCTATTCAAGACGGGACAGTTGTTGCTGCACACTCTAATCAACTAAGAGACGGAAAAGGCACAGGAATTAAATCTCATGATTATCGCATAGCGTTCCTATGTCATCAATGCCACCATATGATAGATAATGACAAAAGTTTAGATAAACATGATAGAATAGCTGCATGGGAAGAAGCTCACCGTAAAACTATAGGTTGGCTATTTACTAATAATCACTTGGAGATAAAGTAATGGGCAAAGGAAGCGCACCTAGACCTTTTACAGATAGAGAAGTATTTGAGTCTAACTTTGATAAAATATTTAGGTCTAAAAAGAATAGTGATGATGTATCACCACATACATACGAATATGAGTTAAACAAATCTACAGGTGAAGTAGAAAAGAAGTATTCTCGTATAGATGTAATATCTCAAAATGGAAACGAGGGCTTACACTATCCTGATTCTTTAGATCAAGGAACATCTAAACCTAACGAAAGTCAATTTAATGGCGAGTAAATCACCTACGCAATTATCATTAGCTAAATTACGAGAAGAAGGATATACTGTAGCTGTAGTAGAACATTGGAATAGTTTTGCTAGGATTAGACAAGATTTATTTGGATTTATAGATTTACTTGCATTAAAAGGTAAAGAAGTATTAGCAGTACAAACAACGTCAGCGAGTAACATGAGTGCTAGATGCAAAAAGATAGCAGATCACGAAAACGTAGATGCAGTTCGTGAAGCAGGCTGGACTATTCATGTGCATGGTTGGCACAAAAATGATAAAAGGAAATGGATTTGCAAAGTGAAAGACATCTCGTGAAAGAAAAGATATTAGCTTATCTTACAGAGCCACGAACAATAAATGACATTAAAGACTATATACAATCTAACTATCCATTTACAAAAAAAATATTAATGGATATGAGAGATGAAGGCACAGTTCACGCTTATAAAAATAGTCAAACTAGACTTATGAATTATTACATTCCTGAGCCACATCCTTTACAAACGATATTTAAACATGAGGCTAATTTTACAAGTGAACAAATAAAAAGTGTTACAACTCATAATGCAGATACAGCTAAACATAATCTACAACACAAGACTACACAAGAAACTTATGGAGAAAGCGTAGCATATACGCTAACAAGATATGAATAAGAATATTATATGAAAAATCCTAAATATATGATTATTCCAAGTGCAATGAAAAAATTATTGCGCATACATGGTAAAGTTCCTTTAAATGATGATGAAATAAGTGAAATACTTGATAAGCATGGATTTAATGAAGTAGAAATTGCAGGAGAATATATTAATATTGTTGATCTTATTAGAGATATAGAAAAGGCACATGGCATAGAATGATTAGTATGGAACGTTTATTATCTATTATGCAAGACTGGTCTTTATGGATGAAGTCTGATAATCATAAACTAGGTTATCCATCTAAAAGCATAGGACTCTCTTCAGGGGGAGAGTCAACTAGCGAGGTATTTGAAGAAATGTGTTCAGCTCAAGATATGTCTAATATACGCACTATAGACGTTATTATTCATAGTCTGCCTAAAGAACAACAAGATGCTATATACGCTAGATATTTAGATGCAAAGAAACCACTTGCATATCCTTATAAACTTGAGTTAGCATTTGATAATTTAATAACAATAGCGAGTAAAAGAATAAACGCATGATGTTGTTGAACAAAACTATGAAAGTATGATATAATAACGCTTGTGAGGGCATTGTGTTGCCCAAAGAAACGTAATTCTACAAAAGCCTGACTGCATCTCTCCGTGGTTGGGCTTTTTTCTTTTATATGAAACTATCTATATGCGAACAATGTGGTGAACCATTTGATTTCACCGAATACTCTTTATGTAACGACTGTAGATATGATCACAGATTTATTAAATTAAGGAAACATTATGAAGAAACCAACAACGAAAAAAGGCAAGATGGCGAAGATGAGCAAAGTAATGAAAGAATTTAAAGCAGGAAAACTTCATAGTGGTAAAAAAGGTCCAGTAGTAAAAAATCCTAAACAAGCTGTGGCAATTGCCTATAGCGAAGCTGGTATGTCTAAAAAGAAAGGTAAATAATTATGCCAATGGTTGGAATGAAAAAATTCTCTTACGATTCTAAGGGAAAAAAAGAAGCTAAAGAGTACGCAAAGAAAACTGGTAAGAAAATGGTTGCTAAACCTATGAAGAAAGCTGTTAAACGTGGCAAGTAAACCAGGTTTATGGGCTAACATTCATGCTAAGCGTAAAAGAATAGCAGCAGGATCAGGTGAAAAGATGCGTAAACCAGATACAAAAGGCGCACCTACAGCTAAAGCTCTAAAACAATCAGCAAAGCCAGTTAAAAAGAAATGATTAAGAAGGGTAAAGAAACATTCTCAGGTTATAATAAACCTAAGAGAACTCCAAGTCATCCTACTAAGTCACATGCAGTATTGGCTAAAGAGGGTGACAAGGAAAAGCTTATACGCTTTGGTCAAAAAGGCGTAAGTGGTGACAAAACAAATACAGATAGAGCAAAGTCATTTAAAGCAAGACACGCTAAAAACATTGCAAAAGGAAAAATGTCCGCAGCATACTGGGCTAACAAGGTTAAGTGGTAAAGTTAGATATATACGTAGGATATGATGGTAAGGTAGAGCCGGTGGCCTATCATAACTTTTGCCAGTCAGTTATAGAAAAGTCATCTATACCGGTAAGTTTTACACCATTAGCATTAAATACTTTAAAAGACTACGAAGAGAAACACACAGACGGATCAAACGCATTTATCTATTCACGTTTTCTAGTGCCATATCTAAATAACTTTAAGGGTGTCGCACTCTTTGTGGATGGCGATATGATATGCCGCACAGATATTGCAGAGATCCTAGCTAACTTCAGTAATGACGAAGCCGTTAAAGTAGTCAAGCATTACTATACAACAAAGCATCCAGTTAAGTATTTAGGTGCAAAGAACGAAGACTATCCTAAAAAGAATTGGTCAAGCGTTATGTTATGGAACTGCTCACATTGGCTAAACCGTCAGCTAACGCCTAGGTTTATTCAGGATAAAACAGGTAAATATCTACACAGGTTTGAATGGCTCAAGTATCCGGAAGAGCAAGTAGGTAAG